TAGGTATAGAACAGATAAGGATTACTTAAAACTTATAGCAGACGAACTAATACACGAGCAATTTATGATGCAAGGGGGCATCACTAGATACAGAAAACAAATAACAGATGCTAAATCTAAGGGTCAAGAAAGTACAACTTTGTATGGAATTGTTATTCAGCAAAAGTACATCACCCTGTTATCTGAACAGATAAACAAAGATATTAAAACTTTACAAGAAGGTGGAGCTGGTAACAGACACACTGCTTTAAAGTTACTATGTCAGTGTTTACCTAAGTCAGCTTTTAATGATGGAGTATTCTTAGACAATAACCCCAGCATTTGGGACAGTGTTAGTTTAGTTATACTTAAGAACTCAATAGACTGTGTATCAACTCAAAGTACCATCAATAAGTTAGCTTTAAATATAGCTCAAGGTTTAATGATGGAAGCTAGAATTAATACCTTTAAAGACAACGAAAAGGAAAGTTATAACAAGGTTAATAGATACCTTAATTCCTCAGGGTTCAAACAATCCAAAAACAAATACAGATATAAACGCAATGTATGGGTTTATTTTATTAATAAATCTAAACTTGTATTTGATAACTGGGAGAAGTCAGACAGACTTCACTTAGGTGTTAAGATGATTAACTACTGTGAACAGCTAGGATTAATAACTCATAGGAACAGGAAGTTAGCTAGGAATAAAACTGTTTGTTATGTGGAAGCCACAGAAAAACTTATCCAAGAGATAGATAATTTCAACATACGAAATGAAGCTCTAACACCTACCTTCTTACCAATGATAAGTCCACCACTTGATTGGACTAGTCCATTCTCAGGCGGCTACTACGGAAGAAAATATAACGAAACAAATAAACCAGAGGAGACATTAAATGCACTACAATCTAATAAAAGCAAGTAACAGAAGGTATTTAGAAGAACTTAAAAATAAATTCCACGAGTTTGAGAATGTTGTTAAGTCAGTAAATATACTTCAACAAACTGAGTGGGCAATTAACGAAGACATTTATCAGGTCATTAAAAAATGTGTAGAAAATAATTTTACTTTAGGAAAGCTCCCACTTAATCCTGACCTGATAGATTTACCACCTAAACCATTGGACATAGCTACAAACACTGAAGCTAAAACTAAATGGAAAAGAATGGCACACCAAGTTTATACCGATAGAAACAAACAGAAGTCTAAACACATTCAGGTTAAACAAATATTTACTGAAGCAACTGAGATGAGAAAGACTAAAGGTTTCTTCTATCCATTACAGTTAGATTTTAGAACTCGCATCTATGCAAAACCTGCGATGCTAACCATGCAAAGTGCAGATTACTCTAAAGCATTAATTAAATTTAAGTATGGTAAGAGAATGATGACTGATGATGCTTTTGTTAATTTTGCAATAGCTGGTGCAAATCTATTTGGCGAAGTTGATAAGGAAGATTTAAAGACAAGAGTTGATTGGGTTCAGAAGTATGAAGCTCAAATTATATCAACTGCGAAGTCTCCCTTTGAAGATACTTGGTGGACAATAGCAGACAAGCCATATCAGTTTTTAGCTTGGTGTTTTGAATATAAAGCATTTGCTGAAACTGACTATGACCCAGACTTTATCACAACACTACCAATTCAATCTGATTGTTCTAACTCAGGACTTCAACATTACTCTGCAATGATGAGAGATGAAGTAGGCGGTCTTGCAACTAATTTAATTCCTTTAGATAAACCTAATGATGTGTATGCACTTGTAGCTCTAAAGGTTATAGAAAAATTAAAAACTAGAAGTGAACCATTAGCGGCACTTTGGTTGGAATATGGTATCGACAGGAAACTCTGCAAGAAACCTGTTATGTGCTTACCATACTCACTAACCAGATACTCTTGCAGAGCATACTTAGCAGAACATGTAGTTAGACAGTTAAGTGAACGTGGTGTTACACATAAATTTGGAGACGATTTATTTAAAGCCACCAATTATTTAACTCCAATCGTGTGGGACAGCATAAACGAAGTTATCGTTGGAGCTAAACAGATTATGAAGTTTCTTAAAGATGTTTCATCATTAGTATCTTCAGAAAATCTACCAGTAAGCTGGGTAACACCATTAGGATTTCCAGTTCAGATGGCTTGTTACAAGACTGAAAGTCAAAGAGTTAAAACTAAAATGGGTGATAGTATATTAAAGTTATCCTACCAAACTAATACTAACCTTATAGATAAACGACAGACATCTCAGAGTATATGTCCAAACTTTATCCATTCATTAGATGCTTCGGTATTACAGTTAGCTGTAGTTAAAGCACATGAACAGGGGGTGGATAGTTTCTGTATGATACACGATAGTTTTGGAGTTACTGCTCCTGACGTTAATACTATGGCTAATGCGGTAAGAGATAGCTTCTGCGAGATATACCAACAAGACGTACTTAAGAACTTTGCTGACGATATGTTTAAAATGCTTTCACATAAGAACCAGAAGAAGTTTCCTAAGATACCTCAAAAAGGCAACCTTAATTTAGATGATGTAAAGAACTCTAAGTTCTTCTGTATATAAAACGGAGACCATTGCACTAGTGGAATTAAGTGACACTTTCAGCTAACTAACAATCTCAAGGAGTATAATATGATTGAAGCTAAGAGAATGGTGTCACCACTAGGTGAAGCTGTTTATCCACACTTAAACAAACCTGATGTTAAATTTAATCCGCAAGGAGAATACAAGATAACATTAAAATTAAATAAATCAGACGCATCTAAATTTATTGCAGAGATAGATAAATATATTGATGACTGTCTTGCCGACTATGAAAAAGGTGCAAAAGGTAAAAAAATAAAACAAGCACCTAAACCTTATACAGTTGAAGGTAATAATTTTTTCTTAAAATTAAAACTTAAAGCTAGTGGTTTAAATAAAAAAACACAAGAGACGTACACACAAAAACCAGCATTGTTTGATGCAAAGAAAAATCCTTTTCCAATAGATAAAAGTATTTGGGGTGGTTCAAAAGTTAAAGTTGCTTTTGATTTAATTCCTTATTCAGTTGCATCTATCGGTGCAGGAGTGACTGCAAGAATAAAAGCTGTTCAAATTATAGAACTAGTAGAAGGCGGTTCTAAAGAAGAAAACCTTTTTAAAGTAGAAGATGGTTACACTTCAGAAATAAATACAAATGATGAAACGTCAGAAATTCAAGCGAACTCGGATTTCTAATACTGTAACTCTTAAATCTGGTTTAGAAGAAGTAGTTTATAATTTCTTAAATACTAACAAAGTAAAATTTGTTTATGAAGGAGTTAAGATTACTTACTCTATGCCTGAACAAAAGAAAACTTACACTGTAGATTTTCCTATTAATAAAGTTCTTATAGAAACTAAAGGTGCTTTCAATTCAGCAGATAGAAAGAAACATAGATTAATCAAAGAGCAACACCCTGAGTTAGATTTAAGATTTATTTTTTCAAATTCTAAAACAAAGATTGGAAAGAAATCTCAAACTACTTATGGGAAATGGTGTGAACTATTTGGTTTTAAATATCACTGCATTGCTACAACAAAAAAACCATTCCCAGATGAATGGCTAAAAGAAGTTAAGGACAAACAAAATGGCTAGAAAAGAAACTAAATACATCGTTATTCATTGCTCGTTATCTAAACCCTCAATGAATGTCACAGCAAAAACTATTGACCAATGGCACAGAGCTAGAGGTTGGTTACAGATAGGTTATGCAAGAGTAATTAAAAGAGATGGAACTATAGAGCAAGGTAGAGGTGATGATGAATTACAAGCTCATTGTGAAGGTTATAATCATTGTTCAACAAGTGTCTGTTTAGTTGGTGGATTATCAGAGGATAATAAAAACACTGATAACTTTACAGCAGAACAATGGGATAGCTTAAAGAAATTATTAGCTGAACTTGTTATTAAATATCCTGAAGCAAGAATAGTTGGTCATTATGAACTTAATGAACATAAGACTTGCCCAAACTTCAATGTAAGAACTTATTTGTTACATGAAGATATTGAGAATTATAAATTTCAAGACGCACTAATGGACAGTGCAGATGAACAAGAAGCTGTAAAAGCTGGTGAACTCTAATAGTGAAAGTTCTTTTATAAGACACTCACCATGTCCTGATTGTGGTTCTAAAGACAATCTAGGTGTCTATACAGACCACACACACTGCTTTGGTTGCAAAGAAACTAAATATTTTAATTCACCACAAGATACAAAACAAATTCCAAAAGTAAGGACTGATATGATTGATGGAACAATACAAGCATTACCAAAAAGAAAAATTAATTTAGATACTTGTAAAGTATTCACTTATGAAACTGGTTTCTATAAAGACAAGCCAGTTCATATCGCAAACTATTTTGATAAGAGTTATAAGAAAGTAGCCCAACATTTAAGGTTCGTTGATAAATCTTTTATTTGGCTAGGTGATGTAAATTCAATCACTCTCTTTGGACAACAAAGCTGGAGAGATGGTGGTAGAATGGTTATTATAACTGAAGGGGAGATAGATGCGATGTCTGTTTCCCAACTTCAGAATAATAAATATCCAGTTGTCTCTGTACCATCAGGAGCTACATCGGCTAAGAAATATATTAAAAAAGAATTAGAATGGCTTTCAAAGTTTGACAGCATTGTTCTAATGTTTGACAACGATGAAGCAGGTGTCCAAGCATCTATTGAATGTGCATCAGTTCTTCCAGTTAAGAAAGTTAAGATTGCAAAACTTCAGGGTAAAGATGCAAACGAATTACTAATTAATAATAAGGGTGATAAAGTTATAGATGCAATATGGGGAGCTAAACCATACACACCTCAAGGAATTATATTAGGTCAAGACACAAAAGAATTATTACTTAATGATGAAACTGTAGAAAGTATTCCTTATGTTTGGAATGGATTAAATAAAAAACTTTCAGGAATTAGATTTGGTGAGCTAACACTAATTACAGCAGGTTCAGGTACAGGCAAGTCTCAAGTATGCAGAGAGATTGCTTACGATATTATCAATAGAGGATTTAAAGTAGGTTACATTGCTTTAGAAGAAAGTGTTAAGAGAAGTATTAGAGGAATAGTTGCTATACCACTTAATGCTCCAATACATATTCCTGAAATAAAGAAAACAATCCCAGAAGAACTAATTGTTAATGCTTGGGAGAACATTAAGGATAAGATTTGTTTCTACGACCACTTTGGTTCAAGCGATAGCGAAGATTTAATAGGTCGTATTCGCTATATGGTGCAAGGATTAGACTGCAAAGTTATATTCTTAGACCACATATCTATTGTCATTTCAGGATTAGAAGAAGGTGATGAGAGAAGATTAATAGATAACACAATGACTAAACTAAGAAGTTTAGTTGAAGAATTGAAATGTGCAATGTTCGTTGTGTCACATTTAAAAAGACCTGAAGGTAAAGGTCACGAAGAAGGACAAGTTACTTCTTTAAATCAACTTAGAGGTTCTCATTCACTAGCACAGTTATCTGATGGGGTTATTGGTTTTGAAAGAAATCAGCAATCTGAAAGTGATAGCAATGTAATGCAAGTTAGAGTTCTAAAGAACAGGTTCAGTGGAGACACTGGAATTGCGACAACATTAATTTACGACAAACAAACAGGAAGGTTAGCAGAAGGTACATTTGATGAATAAAGAAATATTAGGAAAATTTATATTAGGTTATCTAGTTGAGAAACCAGATTACTTAAGTCTGTCTTTAGAACAGAAGCAAGTTGTGTACGAAACTTGTCAAACTATTATGACTGCAATCTATAATGCAATTAGATATGAAAATGTTTTTCCAGTTATAATGTGTGGAGATGCTGAAGCTAAGAAAGTAATTTCAAAAGCAATGACAGGCATAGCAGAGTTTCTCCCAAGTACAGATAAAATAACAATAACTCAAATACACTAATTATGGATAATTTTATTTTACAAAAGTTTAGAGATGAAGTTGCAAGAAGAATTGCAAGAGCTGAACGTATTAGAAATATTTTTGTGGGAATTATATTTGTAATTCTTTTAATGTTTTTAGTTTACATCGTAACTAAACAATACAGTTTATCTAAAAATTTTTTTTTATAAAAACTGGTTATCATACATATACACTTCAAATAAATCCCAATCAGTCTTGTACTGAAGCCATAGAGCAGTTCACAAAAAATAAATTAACTTACAATAATGAGAGAATAGTTCTCACTGGTTGTTACAAAATAGATTAATATGAAATTAGTTATAGACGTTGAAACTAATGGTTTCTTAGATACATTAAACAAAGTTCATTGTTTAGTTTGTAAAGATACAGAAACAAATAAATTATATTCATTTAATCCAAAGAATATCAAAGAAGGATTAGACTTAATTAAAAATGCTAAAACTTTAATTGGTCACAACATATTATATTTTGACTTACCTGCTTTAGAAAAAGTTTATGGTTTTAAATTTAATGGTGAAGTAGTTGATACATTATTATTAAGCAGATTAATTTGGACAAATAGAATTGAACAAGACTGTAAGTTAAATTCTTTTCCACCTAAACTTATTGGTAAACATTCTATTGAAAGTTATGGTTATAGGTTCGGTTTATTAAAAGGTGATTTTAAAGATAAAGAATCTTTTGATGAATGGTCTCAAGCAATGCAGGATTATTGTGAGAGAGATGTAGAGATTACAGCTAAGTTATTTAAACTTATTCAGAACCAGAACTACTCTAAAGAAGCTATAGAATTAGAGCATAAGTTTGCTTATTGGATTAAGAAACAAGAAGACTATGGGGTAGATTTTGATGTGACCGCTTCTGAGTGGCTATATCAATCCCTTACGAAAAGAAGGTTAGAGCTGGAACAAAAACTAGCTCTAACTTTCCCAAACTGGGAAAGATTTGACAGGACTATAAGACCTAAGAGAGACAACAAAACTTTAGGTTATAAAAAAGGTGTACCAGTTAAAAAATATATAACTGAAGTATTCAATCCAAATTCAAGAGAACACATTGCTAATAGACTTCAAGTCTTATTAGGTTGGAAACCAAAACAGTTTACCGCAACAGGTAAAGTAGAAGTTAATGAAAAGATATTAAATGAACTTCCTTATCCTGAAGCTAAAATATTATCTGAACATTTTTTAATACAGAAAAGAATTTCTCAACTTGCAGAAGGCGACCAAGCATATTTAAAACTAACTAAGAATAATAAAATTTATGGCAAAGTTATCACCAATGGAGCAGTTACAGGAAGATGTACGCATCACTCGCCAAACCTTGCACAAGTACCAAGTAAAGACAGTTTATATGGTGCTGAATTTCGTAAGCTGTTTGTTGCTCCTTCCAATATGGTTATGTGTGGTATTGATTTTTCTGGGCTTGAGCTTCGTGTCCTTAGTCACTACCTTCATAATTTTGACAATGGGGAATTTCAAAAGAAATTACTTGAAGATGATATACATACCGCCAATCAACAAGCTCTCGGATTATCCTCACGTTCTCAAGCTAAAACTTTTATTTATGCTTTCATATATGGTGCTGGAAGTAAAAGAATTAGTGAGATTATCAACGTCTCTGTTGCGGAAGCTGAGAGAATAAAGAAAAGATTTGAAGAAGTATTACCAGCTTTAAAAACTTTAATAGATGTAGCAAGAAATAAATTTAAAAATCTTGGTTACGTTAAAGGTTTAGATGGAAGAAAACTTTTATGTCGTGCAGAGTATAGTGTTTTAAATACTCTTATCCAGTCTGCTGGTGCTTTGCTTGTTAAGCAAGGAACAATAATTATTAACGACAATCTAATTCGTAATGGGTTTGTGTTTGGTCAGGACTACGCAATGGTTCTCCACATACATGATGAAATGCAATTTGTAGTTAGAAAAGAAAAGATAGAACAATTCAAAACTATTGCTTCTCTAACTTTTGAACTAACAAGAAAACATTTTAATTTCAGATGTCCACTAGCAGGTGAAATGAAGATAGGAAGTAATTGGAGTGAAACACACTAACAAGTTTGATTTAGATTTGGCATTTGGTCAAAAGTATGAAAACGAATTTCAAAAAATAGTAGAAGGAACTGTTGAAATAAAAGCAGATAGATTATGGCAGAAGACTTCCAATGTATTTATTGAAA